CAGACGGTGTTGCAAGAACGTTTTGGGCCACTTAGCGTCCATGACCCCATGATCAGAGAGTTTTACAACGGCATAGCCGTCTGGTAGTGAAAAATAGATCCGAGCTGGTTATCTATCTCAACACTATCGTAAAACCTCTCTAGGACCTGCTGCTCGCAAGGGGTGACGCCAAAAGCCCAATAGAAGCTGGCGCGTGTTCGCGGGTGAACATCGCCAAAAGAACGGATCATATTCTTTTGCAACATCCGCACGCCCCACGACTGCCCAGAGTCAACTAGCTTCCGGCCCACAGTACCACGCAGCATGGTACGGTAAAAATTCTGGAAAACTGGCACACCACCCGTCATTGACAAGCCGCCCTCACCAACTGCATGACGCCACGCCGAGAACATGTGTGGCTGCACGTAATTATGCACACACATAGTGTCCTTAGCTATGGCCCATTTTGGGTGCCGGACCATGAGATAAGAATCATGCTCCGGGCCAACCCAAACAGGGTGAGTCTGACAAAACTCCAGTTCCTCAAAGGTATAGGCCGGCGGCTCAACCGCCATGGAAAAACCCATGCGCAGGAACCAAGCGTCCAAAAACCTAATAAAACGGGTGTGATGCCGCCGCTCCATGAAAACGACACAGTCGTCACCGTTATTCGCCAGTTTAACAGGGACCCCCACCCATGTGGAGTAGGCGTGGATCATGGCACACATCAATAGACAGTTGCCTAAGGACGTGTTCATGTCTCCACTCATCCTACCACCATTAGTGTGGTACGAGACCCTGCCATCGACTGTGTAGCCCTTACACTGATTAACCAGTTGCATGGAAAGCAACCTGGCAAGACGCCGGCGATGACGCCGGTTTGGGAAGCACTTAAGATACTGTGCTCCCTCCCAGTTGAGGGCTTCCCGGGAAACATGTTGGTCAAAACGACTAGCGTCAAGACCAACTGCAACCGGGTCACGAAACGATGACCACTTGTGGTACATCAGCTGTCCAGAATCTGCCGAATTCATCC